TTTCTGCCCGCGGGGTTTCCTGATCCAATTAGTCGCGTCGAGTTTCCTGCGTAAATTGAAAATATAAAAAGAAAGTTAAATTGACGCGCACGGTGGCTCCCAGGGGCCAAAGTTTGCCGCATTTCAATCGCACTTAAGTGGGGTCGAGTGATGAATACCAAAATAAATTGTCAGGGGACCCTAATCCTGACATGAAACGGAAATCATCGCCAACAGCTCTGAACACGTCAAAAGTGCTCCCAAGTAAAACTGGAGCTCCAGTGCTGCTGGTAGGTCCTACTACACTAACGATGGGTATTGGGTAATATATTGATCGAGCTTTGTAGGGGTCAAAGAGGGAATATGTGGTTGGACACATGTAGCCTGTTGAATAATAGGGGACCTGAAATTCTATAGCTCCTTCGAAGTTAGGATAAACGATTTGGGAACGAGCACAGAACTCAGGTTGATATGTAAAGCCTGTCTTAAGAGTTCCTGTAGTGGTAGGGGCTATGTCAAAGGTTGGATTTACTGGTCCAGGTGAGAGGTTGGTGGCCCAGGAAGCCGTATTGCCCAACATGTTTGGGCGCCACGTACCATTACTGGGCATGTTCATTGTGTTAATGGTGATTGTCCAAGGCAAATTACGGTCATAATTAGTTCCGGGCGAAATTACACGAATTTTGTAGCGAACTGAACCTCTGAAAAATGCATATTTGGCGTACTGTCTAGAATATTGATCATTGTATGAAATTATTGTGTTGTTGCCAATTGTGTTTTTGATGGTGTAGGTTGGGGACTGTGCTCCTGCAGCGTTAACCTGAATTGATCCCCCTGGAGGTGCCACTGGAGCCCATGGAAAGATGGTGAATCCGTTACCAGAGCACCCAGGGTTAGTGGGTGAGGCATTGTATGTACCGGTCTGTATGGTGGCCACTCTGAAGAAGGTCGATAACAGTTGTTTATACGATGTAATCACCTCTCCATAATTAGAAGCAAATGGCGCTAAGGGAAGACGCGGGACCTTAGCCATTTCATCAGTTCGCTGTCCTGATCTGATGATCTGTGGCGTACCCATCTGCGCCTCAGCTTCTGCTTTAGCCTTCACAGGTTGGTGACCCGGTTCCTCCTTGAATCTTGGGGTTGTAGAGTGAGCCTTGTTCTCAAATTTGTCAGACCAATTGGACATAAGGTTTCTCTCTCTGATAGCTGGCACATCCTTACCTAGTCTAAACTCGGACAATGAATTAATATTTGGACAATTATATGGTGTGAATGCTCCTTGTATAGGACCCGCAAATTGAGCATCCTCCATCCATTGAAAAACTGAAATGCCAATAGTGTTTGATACAGTGGGTGCGGCTACTAAAGGATTAACTACCGCCATCTGAAGGGTCCCTGTTGAAAAGTTACGTGGGTCATTTCCCAAAGCTGATAAAATAGGGTCAAACTGTGTTGATAGCCATGGTCGAACTGAAGCAAAGGGTATACGCATGGTGACTTCTGATCCATCCTTCATGTCCAGGTATTCTGTGAAATCATAACCCGGCATGTTCTGAACTGTTGTGGAATCTACCCATACTCCTGGCCTGAAAGTGATCCTTACCTTACCAGCATGGAAAGGTGTTTGCCAAAACACAAATTTATAAACCATTGTACCCCTCCAAAAAGCAAAATCTGAGGCGACACTAGCACATAGTGGCATAGTCGCTTGAATAGCATAAGAATTGGGAATTCTGGAATAAGTAGTGGAAGCAGCGGAAGGTGATACATATGAATAGGTTATTACAGTGTCCGCTATGTCTGTAGTGGACCACACAGTACGATAAGCATAACATGGGGTTCCCGCTCTCACGGCCAACTGCATCTCATCTATCTCCGTGCCAGCTGCATATGGCAAATCTGCCAACCCGTAGGTTGCGGACAAAGCCAAGTTGTGTGAATTGTCTGGACCATCACTATTTAACATGTAGTGTGCCGGTGCCTGCTTCACTCTAGTAACAGGCGCTTCAACTACCGGCTTAGACATGCCAAACATTTTAGCGATGTTCATTGCTGTGGTCGCAAACATTCCCACTGGTCGGGCTAGTTCTTTCATGCCCACTGCTGGTAGTATAGCTGTGGCTAACTTGCCAATAGTGCCAACTGCATTGGAGATAACACCACCTTTTTCCATTGCGCCCATCTCTCCCATTTGGGCAAAGGCAGTGGTGAGCGGAGCATCCGTGGGGTAAACTAATTCTACATCTACAAAGGACGCCACAATAGTATATGGTACTGTGGTGGACGCCTGCGACGCTAGGACCTCCATGACTGATAAGTATACTTGTCCGAAGGATCCCTGGCCTGTAGCTAAATTAAAGTATAAATATGGGGATACATATGGGGTTTCAAAATGAAGCGATGTTGCAGTAGACAAATTCACATACGCACTAGGACACCCTGTAGCAGCTACTAGATTGGTCACACCATTTGGCGCGAACCAGGCCGCATGCTGTGGCATATAATCGGCATACGGTATGTAGTGTATTAATAAGCCTCCCTGTTGAAAAGGTTGTGAAGTTAACTCTACCTGTAATCTAACTCTAGCTTTAAATCCTAAAAATCCTCTCATTTTGGTGGTCATTTGTGTGATTTCTGAATTATCCAATTGAAAATACATTAAATCTTTAGGAAACAAAAATGAGGCCAAAACTTTGCCCTGTTGGTCTGTTGAACTCCATGTGCCTTGCTTGATAATAACCTGTCTCATCAAGAAATCTTTGATGTCCCTCTGAGTGGTGTCTGAAATAGACTCCTCATATAGAACACGCATGATATCTCCTTCTCTGGCAGCATAGTTGTCCTCAATTATTGCTCCTCCTGATCTGAATGTAACTGTGTCTTGAACGCGCGGGGTGGTCGTATCTAAAATATCTGGTTGTGAATTAAAATTTGTAATGTCTTCAGTAAGCGATTTTCTTTATCACAACGGCCGCTTAACCAATTGTAATGCACAGCGTTCCCTTGGATGATTGAGGGCTGCTCAGGGCGATCCTAGGGTATAAAGCTAAATAGCTCCGCCCGCTGCTGAAATAGCACTACTGGTCCTCTCAGATGACGCTGTATTTTGTCGAGGTCCAGCAAGATCACATTCCAGCCTTGATCCTGTCAATAGTGTGTGATGGTAATAGAACAATCCGTGGTCTACGTACCCCGTGATGCCAGCCTTCGCAGCTTCTCGAGATATGATGTCCGTATATTTGTCGTAAACCTTTTTCCCTTGCACGGAAAGCTCCTGAAACACGTCCTCTATGGTCAAAGCTTCCTCTGGAGAAGAATCACCAGGCTTCGCCTTAGTCCAATTCAGCATGTCCAGGCGTGAATGCAAGTCTGCTGGGCAAACGTAGATTGGCAACTTGCCACCAAATGTGTCAACTCTCCTAAACGATCTCTTCAGAAAGCTGACCTCTCCGATGGTTTTGTACTTCACCACGTTGTCTGTTTTATCTGCTGGTGTATAATCCATTCGGAAGCTCTTCATGATTGTGATTAAGGCCTCCATGTTGAACCAATCTATAACTTCAGGGGAGATCGACAGCAGATTATCGTCTCCATAAGTAATCATTCGCACGTTCTCATTGAATGACTTGAGATTGGCCATCTTTGGGTCCACTTGCTGTCCAAGCATGATGTAGGCTGCTCGGAAAATTATAAGCTCGTATATTGAATTAGCTTCAGCAGTGGCGGGGAAGCCCGATGGTAGGCTGTGAGTGCATTGGTATACCCTCCCCCTGTTGACTCGCGTGGCGTAGCATGCATATGACCACAATGCCCGCCTAATCTTCGAGTCCTCCTCATTGGGCTCGTACATCGCGTCAATCACTTCAAACACGGCCCACATGACTTGGTCACTGATGGATCCATCGTATCCCGCAAAATCTCCGTCAATCAAATGCGGCGATATGGATGTGAGGTGGTTGGCCAATAGATCCCACTCTCTCGACCAGACATTGATTCCCACTCCAATTCCATTGTAGATCTTGTTGTGCCTGATGTACGCCAACGCACCTAGGAAATACTTCCTGAAAGCGATGTTGGAATGCATTGGCCCCTTAGAAATGATCCTGGTCTTGCGTATGTCGACTTTGGCGTGAGGAAGACGCTCGTCTTTAAGGACGTCCACCAACAACACTTCTGAGAATTCATCATGCTTGCATCTATAGATAAGCTCCTCCACAGCGCGACGCCGATGTTTAGCTGCGTCAAAAGGGAAATCA